TTTAAACTACACAGATGACTACACAGAAAATGCCAGTACTGGCATTACTCTCACTGTGACTCAGACTGGCAGCACGGTTTTTGTAAAGTACATTAGTACCAACACCGGCTTGGCCGCTACACTAACTTATAGTATAACACATTTGGCCTAACGTGGTCTGGCCTGCAACATTTGAATCCCGGCTGGATAGTTGGACACAACTACGCACTCGAGCCAAAACTCTGCCCATTGATGCGGCACTGGAAGACATCAACACCTGGTGGTTCTCATCTCCCTGGACTGGATATCACCTGCACTGGGATGATCAAACAGATTGGCCCGATCCCTGGCAACTATTGGATGACAATATATTCTGCGAGGTTGCTCGCGGGCTAGGAATCCTGTATACTATAACTTTGTTGGAACGTGCAGATATACACTCAGCAGAACTGATTTTAACAAAAACGGGTCATAATTTAGTCCTGGTCGACAAATCAAAATATATACTGAATTGGGATAAGTCAACTGTCGTAAATATCAATCCAGAAGCAAAAATAGTAAAAAAATTAACCCAATTACAGGTTAGTGAGAAGTACCAGTAACAAAAATAACAAGAGAAGCAGATGTCAACAATAACAGTAGTAAAGCGCAGTGGGCGCCGTGAACCCATTGCTATCGAAAAGTGGCAATCACAAATAGCAAAAATATGTCAAGGTATAGCAGATGTCAGTCAGAGTATGGTGGAGATCAAAGCTCAACTGCACTTTTATGACGGCATCACAACCAAAGAAATTGATGGTATCACCCTCCGGGCCATAGTAGATTTAATTGATGTTGAATCTAATCCTGATGTAGGACATACCAACTATCAGTTTGTGGCCGGCAAGCAACGACTAAGCATGTTGCGTAAAGATGTATACGGAAGTTACACTCCGCCACATCTATACGAAATAGTAAAAACCAATGTGGCCACAGGGTTATATACTCCGGAACTGCTGGAGTGGTACACTGAAGATGACTGGAATCGAATGAATGACATTATTGATCATTCCAAAGACGAACAGTACAGTTATGCTGCCATTGAACAACTGATAGAGAAGTACTTGGTAAAAAATAGAAGTACAAAGGAAATATATGAAACTCCACAAGTTAGATACATGGTGGCAGCCGCCACAGTCTTTCATAAAGAAGAACCTAATAGTGCCCGTATGCGTTATATCAAAGAATATTATAACGCAGCCAGCGATGGCTTGTTCACTCTTGCTACTCCTGTGCTCGCTGGTCTTGGGACTCCTACTAAACAGTTTAGTAGTTGCGTACTTATCCGCAGTGACGATGATCTGGACAGTATATTTGCTTCAGGTGAAATGATGGCTAAGTATGCCAGCAAACGTGCTGGCATTGGTTTAGAGATTGGACGACTACGTCCGTTAGGTAGTCCCATCCGAGGTGGTGAGATCATGCACACAGGTATGATACCATTCCTGAAAAAATGGTTTGGTGACCTACGTTCATGCAGTCAAGGAGGTATCCGCAATGCAAGTGCTACTGTTTTTTATCCTATTTGGCATCATCAGTTTGATGATCTTATTGTACTTAAGAACAACCAAGGAACAGAAGAAACCCGAGTCCGTCATATGGATTATGGGGTTGTGCTTAGTGCTTTCTTCTGGAGACGATTTAAAAACAAAGAACAAATAACATTCTTTGATCCCAACGAAGTGCCAGACTTATACGAAGCGTTTTATTCTAACACAGAACTGTTTGAAGAACTGTATGTCAAGTACGAAAAACGCAAGGACTTGCGTACAAAAACTATGGCAGCAGAAGAAGTATTCAAGTCGGGCATACTAAAAGAGCGTACAGACACAGGACGTATCTATCTTGTGTTCATTGACAACGTGATGAAGCAAGGACCGTTTGATCCTGAATATCATACCATTTACCAGAGTAATCTTTGCTGTGAAATACTTTTACCTACTAAGTCCTTTAAACGTCTGGATGACGATAGCGGTCGTATCGCACTTTGCACCCTGGGCTCAATCAATTGGGGTGCGTTCCGCAATCCAGAAGACATGCGCCGTGCTTGCCGTATACTGCATCGTAGCCTCAACAACATTCTTGATTATCAAGACTTTCTTTCCATCCAGTCTAAACTATCCAACGACGAAATCAGACCACTGGGAATCGGAGTCACCAACCTTGCCTACTGGCACGCCAAACGTGGATTCAACTACGGAGAGCGAGACTCCTTGGCTGAAGTCAAGACGTGGATGGAACATCAAGCCTACTACCTGACAGAAATGTCAGTAGAACTGGCTAAAGAACGTGGTCGTTGTGTAGACTCAGACCGAACACGCTACGGCCAAGGTGTGTTTCCTTGGGAACTACGTGCCAAAGGTGTGAACGAACTTGCAGACTTTACACCAGAACTGAACTGGGAAAGCCTACGTGCAGAAATGCGCAGTTATGGTGTTCGCAATGCAACATCAATGGCCATTGCTCCTGTGGAGTCAAGCTCAGTTGTGATCAATTCAACCAATGGGATTGAAATGCCCATGAGTTTAATCTCAGTTAAGGAAAGCAAAGCAGGATCATTAACACAGGTTGTGCCCGAGTATCACAAGTTGAAAAACAAGTATCAACAGATGTGGGCACAAAAAGACTGCGATGGTTACTTGAAAACAGCGGCGGTGTTGGCAGCCTATGTTGACCAAAGTATCAGCACAAACACATTTTACAATCCGGCACACTTTGCTGATCGCAAAGTTCCTACAACCCTGATTGCTCGGAACTTGATGCAGGCACATTACTGGGGACTGAAGACATTCTACTACAGCCTGATCAACAAAGCAGGCAGTAAGATGAAGGCCGAAGATGAAGCAGTTGCACCATTGGATGAAATTGATTTTGATCTCGATGAAGACTGCGAATCATGCAAACTATGAACAGCGTTGAAAAAATCTGGGCCCGGGCTACAGGACACTTGATGGGAGAATCAGATCATGATCGCCCTGATGTGCCTATCTTGACACTGCAAGAAGCCCGAATAGCCTTGTTCTTCAAAACGTTTTGGGTTATAATACATATTATAACTTGTGGCTTTATTATAGCCAACACAATTAGACACTGGTAATACAATGAGCCAAGCACAATACAATTTAAAAACAAAAACAGACTACCTCAATCGTAAGATGTTCCTGGACCCAGCAGGTCCGGTTACCATCCAACGCTTTGAAGAAGTCAAGTACAACAAGATTGCCAAGTACGAGCAAGAAGCACGTGGATTTTTTTGGGTACCAGAAGAAATTTCCCTGACCAAAGACTCACAAGACTTTAAAGATGCGTCGGATACTGTCAAGCACATCTTTACATCAAACTTGTTACGTCAAACAGCACTAGATAGTTTACAAGGTCGTGGTCCAAGTCAAATCTTTACACCAGTGGTATCATTGCCTGAACTAGAAGCATTGGTCTATAACTGGACATTTTTTGAAACCAATATCCATAGTCGCAGTTACAGCCACATCATTCGCAACATCTACAATGTGCCCAAGGAAATGTTCAACACAATCCACGACACCAAAGAAATTGTTGATATGGCTTCGAGTGTAGGCATGTACTATGATCGACTACACATGATCAACTGCCGTAAAGAACTGTTAGAAGACTTTCCCGAGCGTGAACATATCAAAGCAATTTGGATGGCACTGCATGCGTCATACGCATTGGAAGCATTCCGCTTCATGGTATCATTTGCCACAAGTTTGGCCATGGTAGAGAACAAGATCTTCATTGGCAACGGCAACATCATTCAGTTGATCCTGCAAGATGAAATACTACACAAAGAGTGGACTGGTTGGATGATCAATCAAGTGGTAAAAGAAGATCCACGCTTTGCAGCCATCAAAGGTGAATGCGAAGCAGAAGTGTATCAACTGTACATGGATGTTATTCGTGAAGAAAAAGAATGGGCAGAATACCTGTTCAAACATGGTCCGGTGATTGGACTCAATGCCAACATCCTGCGTGATTTTGTGGACTACACTGCCGCTGCCGCATTGAAAGAAATTGGTATTAAATATCTAGCACCTGCTCCCAAGAGCACACCGATTCCTTGGTTTAACAAACACGTCAACACATCGAACAAACAAACTGCACTGCAGGAGAACGAGTCGACTAACTATGTTATTGGCATCATGAGTGACACGTTAGATTACGATGAACTGCCAAATTTATAAAATAAAAGGAAAAATATGAAAGCAACTGTATGGAGTAAAGATCAGTGCCCCTATTGCGACCAAGCAAAAGCATTGTTAAAGAAAAACGGCATTGAGTTTGAAGAACGTAATGTAAGTAAAGATTGGACCCGAGAACAACTATTAGAAGCAGTACCAACTGCCAGAACCGTGCCGCAAATATTTTTAGATGATAGACTTGTTGGCGGATTTACAGAACTTAAAAAGTTATTTGAACAGGAAAACGCTGTTGGCTACGGCGATGGAGTATTATAATATGTTAATTGACAAAGGTGCCTCAGTAGGTGAAGTGGTGACACTAAAACTAACGTCTGGCGAAGAGCTAATTGGAAAATTAGTGGAAGAAACTGATGCACACTACAAGCTATCACGCCCAATGGTGATTGCCATGGGTGCTCAAGGCCCAGGACTAATGCCCTACTTGTTTACAGTGAGCCCTGAAAAAGATATTAAATTGTCAAAAAGCACAGTTACAGTGGTTGCGGTCACAGACAAAATGTTTGCTGATCAGTTTATACAAAGCACCACTGGCATCAAACTGGTGTAAATTGCTGGATAAATAATTGACAAGAACGGAACAACATGCCAGCAGTACAAAGACAAGGTGATACAAACTCTGAAGGCGGTGCAGCCACATCAGGTGTGGCCTCAGTACGAGTCAATGGCAAGCCTGTTGTAGTTGATGGTGTAACCGTGTCAGCACACGCACCGTGGCCTCAACGTAGAAATAACCCGCATCCACCACATGCTGCCGCAAGCACTGCTGGTGGTAGTGGCACAGTACGTGCTGGTGGAAAACCTGTTGTTAGAACTGGCAATGTTGACACCTGCGGACATGCACGAACAGGCGGCAGTCCAGATGTAAGGGCAGGATAATGGCTGGATCATTATCTGCGCTACAACTACAGGCAGCTGCCGGTTTATTTCAAAATCAAGGCTATATTGTTAATGCAAATTTAACTGCAAATGTCACTGCATATACCTCAACTGCATTGTTGACTCCGTTGATAAATGCCATGTTGGCAGCTCCTGGAAATTTAACTGCAAATACACAAGTGCTTCTTCAGACATTTGCAGGAAATGTTGGGAATAGTTGCCCGGCATTGGCCGATTCAATTGTACTTGGAACAGTTGACATTGTTCCATTCAGCAATACTTCTCCAGGCATGTCGGGCGTGATTACATTGACTGCAGATGCATATATGGGCAATGGCGATCTTAGTAAATTTACACAAACTTTTGTTCAAACAAATAGTTATTGTTCAACTGTGAATAGTTTTATCAACAGTGCAGTAAACGCTAACAGCTATTTGGGCCCAACATTCACTGGCCAGGACAATCTTATTGCCAGTGGTCTTACTGAAATTAATCTTGCTACGGCTGCAATGGGTGATGACTTGTTCAATGCTGGCCACTACATAGATCTAGGGAATCTTGACAATTACGGAACTCCATTGGCACTGATACAACAGATATCACGCCGTGCTGGAACAATCAGTCCTTTGATAGCAACACTCAGCGTGGCCGGCGTGCCTGATAACATTATTCTCAATCTCAATGATCCTGCTGTAGTGGTGACTGACACCATACAGAAACTTATGTATAACGCATTGCTTGGCGTCACAGGCGATGAGCTTGCAAATATATTAAGAATACTAGATGTATGGACACCAAACATCAACACATTGGCAGACTTGTTGAATCCTGCTGTGATGCTGCCTAACAGTTACCCATCCTTAACAATGCCAACTGCAGATGGTCCACGTGCTATTTACATCACACCAGATCCGCTGCCACTGGAGGATAACTTAACTGCGGAACAAAGTCAGGCTATACTTGATGAAGAAGCTGCCGCAAGAGCCATTGATCGACCTTTAGCGTGTGAAATACGTCAAAGCGAAAATCCAGTCACTGCTGGATCAACTGCCAGCCCCATAACAGGAGATACTTCTGGCAACACAGGTTCTGGCAATCAATACACACCGAATAGTTTGTTAGAACCTATAGTGGCCGCTGACCAGGCTGGAATAAGTTATGAACGACTAAGCGTTATGACGACCCCGGGGCTGGCACTGGCCAACAAAGCATTGTCCTGCGCATTGGATCAGGTTACAAATGTCAGTCGTATGACCTTGCCACAGTTGGCTGTGGCATTCTTGTCAGCAGAAACCAACAAGGGGCTGACGGCCATTGAATCGCAAACACAACCGTTGCCCACTGCGGATGTAAGTTATTATGCAAATAGTATAGCAACAGGATCTGGCGTAAATGGTACTATATTGTTAACTGATATTCTTGGAACTGCCGTAGGAACTAATATCACTGTTAATCTTGAAAACAGCGTTACTATCATTAATACATTATATGATAATGGCAACATAAACAACGCACTGGCTAATTTAATTACCATATACAATGGCATATACGCAAACACAATTGTGTCAGACGAAGGAAACGTTGGAAACCTGATTACGGCTGCACAAGTTGAGATTGGAAATATTATTGCTGCCAACCCTGCGGAAACTGCCAATCTTAACATATACTTTTCAGCAATCAGCGCACAAATAACAAAAGAAACTGAATTACAAGTCAAAGCAGGTATAGACATTGGCAATGTACAAGGCAACAGTCAACCAGCCATTATGAGTTTTGTGTCGGCATTGCCGGGATTTGGCCTTGAAACCAAAGTTGGAGGGTCTGCACAATATTTAGAACTGGTAGCTAATATTGACACATCCACTACTGCAAGTAGTAACGCAACAAGTGCAGGGCAATCTACTGTGGCAGTACTGCGTGAAGGACGCACCACAACTGGACTTAATGTTGCAGGTGTTGGAACAGCGGCTACTACAGTGGATCCAATACCATCAACCCCGCCGCCTCAGGCAGTGTTAAGTTCATCTAAGTTCAGTGAACAAGAAGCACGTTTGCAAGTGGTTTATTAAACCCATCCGCTAAAGTCGGTAGATAAGTCAATAGGATGAACTTCCCATCCGTCTTTTGACCAACGTAGTAACATCAATAATGTGTTTAGATAGTTCATTTATTAAACTCCTGCACTAGATATACGAGAATTATTGCCCCGAATATTATGATTTGAACCGCGACTAATCCTATGTCCATGATTACTTCCAATAATGAAATTTGTTAGCAGAACTTTGACGATATTCGTGAATCATTTCTGCCCAGGCAATTAGACCGTTATACACTGTGTTGATAAAGTTTTTCATAGATAACTTCCTTTACGGTCAAACTGTTTGGTCCAGTGTTCTACATCACAGATGTCTTGTACGTTTTTACTTGCGAGATAAGCGTCTAATTTGCTTTGATAGTTCTGTCGTGGGAACATTTCGGCTAGACGCTCAATTAGTTTTGCTATTGTTGCTGTCATTGCTTTTTCCTTTAGTAACGAGAAACTCGTGGTTTCTACTGAGTTATTTATGTTGCAACGCAATACACCCAATGGTTTCTACTAATAAAATAAACAAAACATGCATCGGTTGACACAAAATTGGTATTTTGTTATAATTTGGGCATATAGTAAAAAAAGGCACATATGGAATTGCACGTTGAAGCCGGACCCAAAACCAAACGGTACATTGAAGCACTGGTTCCTAGCATGTTGACCCAACTTGGGCTTGCTAAAAATCAAAAATTGCTTATGATCAAAGTGGACTCAGATTTAGAGGAAATGGGCACCACTGTGCCGTTGACAGGACTTGACACTTACTTGGTGGTATTAAAACCCACTAGAAATTTGTATGCACTGGGCGTGACCCTGGCACACGAGTTGGTGCATGTGCGACAAATGGCACGAGGCATCCTAAAAATCATGCCCAAAGGCAAAAAATGGAACGGCAAATACTACGGTCGTAATGTGGCATATTTGCAACAGCCCTGGGAATTAGATGCCTTTGCCCGGCAAGAAATTGTGTTTCGCAGGGCAATTGAGTTGTGATTTCGGTTGACCAATAATTCCCAAACTGCTATAATTAAGGTATGAAATTAGATACAAATGAAATTTTGCAGTGGACCGGGGCTATTTTTATAGTAGCAGGGCATAGCCTCAATGCAGTGGGGCCAACAGCTCATCCTTACAACATTCTTACATTTTTTATTGGGACTATTTTGTTCCTGATTTGGACTGTGCGTGTTGCAAATAAACCACAGATGTTTGTGAATCTTGTAAGTGTAGCAATTGGGCTAATCGGGCTGGTAAAAGCCTTTGGTTGACCGAATATTCCCAATTTGCTATAATATAGCATAGTTTAACAAAAAGGAGTTCAAAAATGGGTTTAAGATACGATATACTAGGCGAAATGATTACGTTAAACGAGCAAGAAAAACGCCAAGTTGGCATGTATGGTTGCACCGAGTCCGAAATGCGTGAAGCAGTGGAATCGTCCAGCACTTTTAAATTCTCTGGCCCTGCAATGGTTGTGGCCAGCATGATGAGTGATGCACAAGAACTGATGGCCTACGAGCAACCGGACTTTAACACCATTGAAGATCAGCGTCAACTGCTGAATCGTGCTAAATTTGTCTTGTTTGAGTACATCATGGACAAACAAAACGGTTGACCCGAAATTCCCAAACTGTTATAATACTTGTATAGAAACTAAAAAGGATTCCGAAATGACAGCAATAGCAACACAGATCACAGAGCAGTTGGTACAAGACGCAACCAACGAAGCAGGTATCCAAGCCCGCTCAGCGGCCAAAGCATTCCACGCCAAGCATGGCGATCGTGATGCTTGTGGCTTTGCTTGGGTCAACGTGTTTGGCGTACGGTCTAACTCAAAGTTGGGCAAGTGGCTACAGGCCGCGGGCTTCCGTAAGGACTACACTGGCAGTCTTCAACTGTGGAACCCCAGCGGTTTCCCAACCCAATCAATCAGCATTTTAGAAGCAGGTGCCGAGGCCTACGCTGAGGTACTGAAGACCAAGTTGGGCCTAACACAGGTCTACGCTGGAAGCAGATTAGATTGATTGACTGATAATTCCCAAACTGCTATAATATAAACATAGTAAGAAAAAAAGGAAAAAAGATGTCAAGTTTTGCCGAAGATGTATTTGCAATCAATCCCAATATCACAGCAGAGAATGATGTTCTTGACGTGGGATTTGATGTTGTAAAAAAAGCACTGGGATTGAAATCTGCTCGGTACTATTTTTGGTACCATGAGGATTTCCCCTCAGATTTGATTAATGAATATTTTTGGTTGCAACAACAGAAAGAGGTAGCATAAAATGGGTACACGTTCAAGAATTGGTGTCATGCATGGTGACGTTTGCAAATCAGTCTACTGTCACTGGGACGGTTATCTGGAACACAATGGTGTGATATTGCAAGAGCACTATTATGACAGTGCCAAGGCCAACCACCTGGTGTCACTGGGCGATGTGTCTTCTTTGAAACGCGATGTTGATTTTCCAGATGGCGAGTTCCATACTTTTGGTTCACCCATGGAAAATGTAACTGTGTTTTACGGTCGTGACCGTGACGAGACAGGTGCAGAGTTTGCAACAGATCATACCTTTGAAACGTTCTTTGATCGTGCCAACGACTGCGGCGCAGAATGGTACTACATCATGCGTGACGGTGTCTGGTACGTGGGTAACACACACGAAAATGATGCCAAGTATTACCGCAAGTTGGTATTGTTATTGAAGGCGCTAGTTGACGAAATGGAAGTGAGCAAGACCTGGGACACAGTTGACCTGTAATTCCCAAACTGCTATAATACACACATACACAACAACGGAGCGGGAATGAAACTACATATTCACACATATTTTTTTGTCACTCATCTTGACGGACACCTTGCTTTTGGTAAACGTAATAACAACTACTTTTATATTCCCGATGAGAAAACATATAAAAAACATTTTCGGAAAGATTGGAAATTAATGGAATTTGTTATGACCGAGTTGGGTCCCCGAATACGATTGAATAATAAAAAAATACAAGAGAATCCCAACCGGTATGGAGAAATAATCTCGTGGCATGAATTAGTTGACAACGACTTTCTTACAGATTATGAGCAGATACAATTACGACGACACGGCGAAATTTGTGATCCTACTCCGTGTATGTTTAATTGACACAAATTGATTTTGGTAGTATAATATAGATACAGTAAACAAAACAGGAGCCTGTAATGAACGTCAAAGAAATTAACTCTGCAATTATGTTTGGTAACTTAACCAATGATCAGTTGTCTAGTGTGATCGATGCAGTGAAGTTTGCTCGTATGCAATTGACCAAACAAAAGACCCGTGCGTTCGGCATTGGTGACCGGGTAAAGTTTACCAGCAACCGCAATGGCTTGACCTACGTTGGCGATGTTCAAAAAGTCAAAATCAAATTTGTGCTGGTCAAGACTCCAGGCGGCCTATTCAATGTACCTGCCAACATGTTGGAAGTGGCATGAACAACAACTCCTTTAACTACAAAATGCAGATGCATTTGACCGAACAAGAGCTGGCCCAGTTCCGTGCCGCTTTTGCCGAGTTACAAAATGAAGTAACAGAAATATTCTTAGAAACAGAACAGCACAATGGCTTCCAAGCTGCCAATGAAGTGATCAATCGTGTTCGGAACAGGTAAGTGCCTGCACCTAGTTTCCGTCAACAAACCAGGAGAAAGATAATGGGACTTGACATGTATGCATACGTGGCCGCAAAGGAAGGCCAACAACGTGAGTTTTATGAGAGTGCCGAATTTGACGATGATGCCAAAGATTTTGTTAACAAGACAGTAGAACAGCCGCGTGAGATTGCCTACTGGCGCAAGCATCCTAATCTGCATGGCTGGATGGAACAGCTTTGGAAAAGTCGCAACGGCGGCAAAGGTGACAGCGCCAACTTCAATGGCATTGAGTTAGAAATTACATGGGAGGATCTTGAAATCCTTGAACTGGATATTATGAGTGGTACACTGCCCAGTACGTCAGGTTTCTTTTTTGGTAATGAAGCAGATGCGCACTATAAAGAACAAGATCTCAAGTTTGTTCGCGACGCTCGTGCAGAATTGTTTTGTGGATTAAAAGTGTTCTATAACAGTTCGTGGTAACGGAGTAAATATATGAATGAAACAAACTTCTCAGACCCAAGGTTTGCGGGCACAATGGTAGCAGGTTGGATTCTTGACCTGGAAAGCTCGGACAGTCGAATACATAAAGAAAAAACTATTGAAAAGGCATTGGTAGCTTCCCAGTTGGGCAGTTCTGATGCGCAGGCCTTCTTGTTCAATTGTTATCAAGCCTACAATCCTTTTTATGTGTTTGGCATCCGGCAAGTGCCCGAGACTGAGGGCTTAACCAGTCAATCAAATCCGTGGCCTAAGTTTTGGGCGTTGTTGGAAAGTCTGCGTACCCGTAGCGTCACAGGTAATCGAGCACGTGAGGCCATTGATGAATGTAGCCAACAGTTTGATTCAGATGAATGGAACAACGTGGCCCGGCGTGTGTTGATCAAAGACCTGCGTTGTGGTATATCAGAAAAAACACTAAACAAGGTGTTGGGCCGAACTGAATGGAAGATTCCTGTATTCAGTTGCCAACTGGCACAGGATTCTACAGACCACCCCAAGAAGTTGAAAGGTATCAAACGACTGGAAGTCAAACTGGATGGTGTACGTGTGTTGGCAGTTGTAAATGGATCTGCTTGTACATTGTACAGCCGCAATGGCAAAGAGTTTGAGAACTTTCCACAGATTGCAGACTTTATTGAAGAACATCGCAAAGCATTTCAGCGTGATTCTGCTTTTGGTGGACAGTTTGTGTTGGATGGCGAGATTGTGGGTAAGAACTTTCAGGACTTGATGAAGCAGGCACAGCGTAAGAGCAATGCTCGAACAGAAAACATGGTGTACCATGTGTTTGATATCATGCCGCTGAGTGAGTTCCGCGAAGGCTTCTGTAATCTACAGCAACACAAACGCATTGACTTGTTGAAACGTACACAAGCACACCTGCCAGAAAATGGTTGTGTGCGTGTGATGCCAGGTATGGATGTGGACTTGGACACAGCCGAAGGTCATGACGTCATGCGTAGGTTTGCCGAAGCGTCAGTAGAAGAAGGCTATGAAGGCATTATGATCAAGAGCATGGATGCGCCATATGAGTGCAAACGTTCGGACTCGTGGATGAAATGGAAACCCACAATCACAGTTGATCTCAATATTGTGGGTTTTGAAGAAGGAACTGGTCGCAATCTAGGCCGGTTGGGTGCTATAATATGTGAAGGAGTCGATAATGACAGAAATATTCGTGTTAATGTTGGTAGCGGTTTGTCTGATAGCAATCGCGATGAGTATTGGACCGCTCGCAATGAGCTTCTTGATCGGGTGGTTGAGGTTGAAGCGGACGCAGTTACTCAAAACCAAGACGGATCATACAGTTTGAGATTCCCTCGCTTTGTGCGATTCCGTGGATTTGAACCAGGAGAGAAATTGTGATGATACACCTAACGTATTGACACATTAAACAGATTGTTATATACTACATGTTATTAAGGAAAACATCATGGCAAAAACTAAAACAGTAAACAAAATCAGTGACAAGTTGGTCAAGGTCAGCGAATCGTTTCAAGTATACATGTATGACAATGCATACATGATTGAAGTGGGCGGGCGTGACAGTGAGGGCGACTACAAAACAGTCAAGCTCATGGTTCCTGCATTGGATCAATTGCAGGCCCTGATCAAAGAAACTACAGAGATGGATCGGGATGACTAATCATGGCAACCTGGACACTCAAAACCCTACACAAAAAAAGTGCTGTTGAAAAGCAGTTCTGGTGCAAAGACGGCAAAACAATCATTCGCGAAGAAGGTTGGCGCTGGGGCGAATTCTATTGCGAAAGTGACGACCAACCTGTAATTGAACCAGAAGATGGTGAATACAATCTAAGCGAAAGCGACTACGATTGGGAACTGTCAAGCCTTGACGATGGATGCTGGGCTGATTGGACATTTCCTGAGGGCATGACAGAACAAGAACAAGCAGAGATTGAAGCAGCCTGGAACGAAGATTACTTTGACGGTATGGAAGAACTAGGTTGGCGCAATGATGACACAGATTATATCTTGCAAGGTCCGCTGGAACTAACTGACGAAGAAGGCAATGTAGTATATTCTGGAGAAGAAGAATGAAAACTTTTGACACATTTGAGCAAGTAGAATCTATGGGTGCGTGTGTCAAGCGGCCTATTGTGGTGCATGCCAAACAAATCAACGAAGAATTTCGAGTGAACACGTTAGAAGGCAACTACAAACAGGGCAAGCCTGGTGATTACCTAATGCGTGGAATCGATGGTGAGTTATATATTTGTGATGGTCCTATATTTGAACGATCATACGACTTTGTAAAGGAAGAATAATGTTAGATAAATTTTTTATATGGGTTGGCCGCAATAGAAGAGAAATCAGTCTTACAATTGGCGGAGTAAATGTACTATCTGGAATAAGT